ACAAGCAGACTTGGTTGGATGGAAGATAATTGGATTATGTATGTAATCTTTCAGTTTATACTCGGTGTAGCTGCTAGATAAGTCGCTGAGTTTATCTTCTACAGAAAACCAGTTTGCAGGGTCTGCTGACCATGCGTTTGCCTTTAAAGTATATCGGTAGATGGTATCACCTGATTTGTAGGTGATGGTGAGACCTACCTTCTGAAATGTGGTAGGAACAGAGTTGATGGCATCTTGGAGCGTAGCGTGAGTTACGGTTCCACCTTTTGAGCAGTCGTAGGTTAGGATTCCTAACTTGCCTACTTCGGCTGAAAGGAAGTCGGTTTCGCCACCAGTAATAGCATCATTGACTAGGGTCTTGTTGCTCGCATCGGCTACACCGCTGTTTCCCTGCATACCAACTTCACCTTTGTCACCCTTATCACCTTTGTCTCCTTTATCACCTTTGCTACCTTTACTACCATTGTAGAACTTAACTTGCTCGGACGTACCATCATGACGGGTTAGAGTGATAACATTCTCGCCACCATCCTCTGCACTTTTCTTGGTTTGTTTTAAGGAATCAAAGGAATTGTCGGTGCGAGTCTTCATTTCTTTATTGATGTCTGACTGCATCTTTCCTCTGTCCTTGTCGAAGATGTTGTCGGAATTAGCCAACTTACCATCTTTTCGACCTGAAACGATTGTTCCGTTATATCTTTGTTCTGACATATTTATATTATTTTATGTTATATAATCGTTATTGTGGAATCGCCTGAAATCAATTCATCGGAATGATAATAGTATAGTTCTCCTATCTTACTCTGCTGCATTTCCAATGGCAAACCACCTTGAAGGAATGTGAGAGGAACAGATGATACTACCCAGATGATGTCTTCATTTTCGGTTGTACTGATGGTTATTGTCTGTCCAGAGAGAACACCTGAGAATTGTTGTAAGTATTCGACATTAACCTTGTTAGGGTCTGTGGTAGATAAAGCACCATAGTAAGAGAAAATGACATCTTCTTTTGTGTTCAGTTCTATCCAGTACTTCGCATTGTACATACCTCCCATTTCACCCTCTACGATACCGAGAGGAATATGTGACTTTCCATTGCGCTCCACGATACGGAAAAGGCGGTGCTCAATGCTACAGATGTCGTTTCCGTTGTACTTGCCACGAATGGTAATGCCATATAGTCCTTCCTCTAGAAATGGTGGGAACTTGACACATATATCACTTGGTTCTACTTCACTATTATTTGTTCCGCTCTGAACAAAAGGCATTTTTGCTACACACTCTCCAAAGGCATCAGTAAGGTGTACTTCTAGATTACTGATGGCAGCTACGTCAATATCTTCCAACATCTGCTTATTCTTGCTGATGTAGGCTTTCTGTAGCTTGATGAAAAGGTCGAAGCTGTTACCTTTAACAATCTTATAAATATCCATATACGTATATATTCTTAATAATAGACAAAGATAGGCAGAATTTTCTCCACCTATCTTTTATCCGTTTATTTAGGGCAGAAAAAATTTAGATTAAGCCCTTCCATCTGAGAAATTTGCGCTTGCGGCTGCGCTTTCCCTTCTCACTCTTGCAGTTGGTATGATAGACACAATCCTTGAAGAGGTCTCTGACCTTCATGTCGTTGTCTACCAGTTTTGTCTTTTTGAATGCCTCGAAGAGTGAGCGGTTCATAATCATGAGGTTGCCCTTCTGCGTAGGAAGGACGTAGAAGATTTCACCATTGTTCTTCTTAGATGCGTAGTCTGCCTTAGCCGTAGCTTGGCGGTACATGATTTCGCACTTGATGCGCTTGAAAATCTTTGTTACTTTCATAATCGTAATTATTAATTGTTTGAAACTATATGATGGTTGCTGCCGAAACAGAAACCTTTCTTCTCATTACTCTTGCCTGAATCTGTATCATCTTTGGCATTTCCATTTCGTTGAAACAGATATGGAGTCCGATGGCTCTGGTCATGAGCAAATCATCGTGCTTTCCGTCTGCTGCCTCGTATACGGTTCCGTTCTTCTCGTATGTGAGATATTCATCTAAGCATCTATCGTCTCGCTCTACATAGAGTTGTTCACGGATAACCTGAACCAATACTGAGATAACCATCGGCTTGGTTGCCACGTTGGTATGGAATCCGTACTTCACTGGAACCTTATTCTTGATGTCTGATTCGCTTTGCTTGCGTGCATAGAGGTTGTCGTATACGTCCTTGATTTGATTCAGGATGAACTCAGACTGGTCACCACCTTCCAAAATATGCTCCTTGTCTTTCGTCTCCAAGGTGTTGGATTCAATCACCAGCAGAGCATCGTTGTAGTATTTGGCTATCTGAGCCGCCTTCCATGCCAGCAAGTCCATATCAATATGCCCATACCATTGGGCTACCACATACGGCTTGCCACCTTCCATCATCCAATAGCGGTCGAAGACACAGATAACAGACCAGTCGGCATTCTTGCTACGTCCACCAATATCCACTACGACCAGATAGCGGTTTATCACCTTGCAATCATCAAAGGTCTCAGGCTTGCTCCATATCCACAACTGCCCCTGCTTGTCTTCACAGAATCGGACATTCTGCATACACTTCTTGCCCTTGTAGCCATCACCATAAACATCACCGATGAACTTAGGTGCTCGGCATCCCTTGCGGAACTTGTCAACCTTGTCTTCGGCAAAGACCTTGGCTCCTGAATGCTTGAATGCTTCAATATCATCTGTAGGGTAGCCAGCAGCCATATCGGCATGGTCGGTGAATTTCCTGCGCTCAGCAATATACCAGTTGATGGCTTCAAGTGGAGCACCCAATGTCCATAACTTCCAAAGATAGGTACATGGCTCCTCTCGGTCTGACATCGTATTGGTATTGTTGCGGTTCTCATATAGCCATTTTGCAAATTCTACCTTCTGTTTCTTGCTTTCAAATTCAAGATGATACATATCGTATATCTCGTACCAAGGAACGAAGAACGGCTCAAACTGAGATTGTCCCTTTTTGGCGGCAAGCCACTCCTTGTGGAAGAAGTTGCCAGTACCATTGGCGGTGGATTCATAGGCAATCATCGTGTATGGTCGGTACAAGATACCATTGGTAGCATTCTGTACTACCTCCTCAGGAGATTTACCATCTGTCTTTTTCCACAAACCCACCTCGGAAAGGTGTACCAAGTTGTAGTCTTCACCATTGGCTGATAACGGTCGTTCCATGGAACCAACCTTAATCTTGCAGAATCGCTGAGGAACCTTCTTTACGTTGCCTGATGTTCCCACTCCAACAAACTTCGGCTCGTTCTCAGAGAATGCTTCTCCCATTTCGTAGAGGAACTTGGTTGGGAAGTTTTTCAGAGCTTCCTCGAACATTCCTCGGATAGTCTCTGCTGTGTCCTTGACCTGAGCCACTATGAGCGAGTTGAGACCCTTCTGCCACATGAGTTGCAGCCAGAGGAAGTACATCTGAATAACCGTAGAACCTCCCCATTGTCGGGCTTTCAGCAGGATGAGTCGGATAGGGCGATTCTTCTTTCTTCGCTCCTCCAGCCACCTGAGCAGTCTTCGCTGCGGTCTTCTGAGCACAAAACGGAAGGGGAGACCTCCACCTTTCGGCTTGATATAGATGAATGTGGCAAAGAAGAAGAAAGGGTCGTGTTTCATCCTGATGCGAGTAAACTGCTCCACCAGTTGCTCTATTTCTTCCTCTAGGTTGTACGGCTCGTCTATATCCTTGTGCAGTTCCTCGATTACCGCCTTGCAGCTACCAAACTCGATGAGCATCTTGACGAGCGGAATCTTCTTCATGGAAACTGGAAGCTGCTGTCTCTGAATCGGGAAATCAGGAAGGAAGAGCAGGAATCGCTTATCTCCACAACCTTCACCCTTGATAGGATTGAAGGGTGTGTTGATTTCCTTGATGCGTTTCTCGTTCTCTTTCAGGATGCCAAGCACATGTTTGTCTACAGCATCAGTCAGTTTGGCGGTTACTTGTCTTGGCATATCGGTGCATTTAGATAACCCCACAACAGACCAAGTACATAGCAATAGATGTGGACTCCAACTGCCATGCAAGGGAAGAAGATTCCAACACAGATATATAGGAGAATGGTGAGATTGTATCTTACCTTATTCTCCACGTATGGGGCGATAAAGCCCATGTAAGCATAGATAAATCCGCTGAGACCGATGATTGGTATGGATGAGGTGAAGGGATAGCTGATGGCTATGAGATAGAACACCACCAAGTGACCGATGCCACAAGGGATGGCTCGGTAGCATTGATGGAAAACATAAAGGTTGATGGCAGCATGAAAGATGTTCTGATGAAAGAAAGGGTAGCTTAGTCGGTTCTGAATAGAACAATCGTCTGAGAGACCCATGCCATCATATCCTAGAAAAGTGATACACATTATTATAATGTACCCAGCATAAAGCGCAATCTTCTCTTTCGTCTCTCGTAGCATCTTTGCTTCTCCTCCTTTCTCACCCTGCTAAGAATTACGTGTATGCTTTGAGGAGTCAAATAGAAACTGGGTGCTTTTTCAGCACATACACGTTTGATAATATCCATATTACTGAGATATGGCTCATTACTCTTATGAATCTGGAATCGTCTGAAAATCTCCTGATACATTTCCTTTCGGGTAGGAATCATGTTATCAAGAGGTTTTCCTTTCAGTAAGTCTAATATGACTATATAAGCACGGTCTTCTGAAACCCAAAATCTTCTGCTCGGAGATTGGGCTAGCTTTTCCTCAATCTCTGAGAGTCTGATATTGTCTCTTACATTAATAATTTCTTTGTAAGCCCTCAATAAATCAGCATCACGTTCCTCTATAAAATAGCATCGTGAATCCTTATATTTCATATCTGACACTGCAAATATACAAAAAAGTATCGAATTAGTCGCATCCGATTAGACTAAATTAACGGATAAAAGATAAAAATCGGAAAAAAGCATTAATTTTGGGCATTGATTTATAAATATACACATATATATATGGACGAAAATACAAATATTGAGCAGAATGCTGGTGCTGCAAAACAGCAAGATACTAAGACCAAGAGAGACTTGGCTTTGGAGCGTTTGAAGACCCGCCACCCTAATACGGAGTATGCGGATGATGAAGCTATGTATGGAGCCATCAACGATGATTATGATGCCGACCAGAAGGCTTTGCAGGGTTACAAAGATAACGAAAAGGCGATGGGCGATTGGCTGGGTAGTGACCCTGAGGCGGCTACCTTCCTGCAAGCGATGAAGGCTGGCAAGAGTCCTTACGCTGAGTTGATTCGTACCCATGGCGAGGATGCCATTGACTACTATTCTGACCCTGATAATGCGGATGAGATTGCATCGGCTCAGTCGGAGTTCTTGCAGAATGCTGCCAACGGCAAGAAATTGCAGGAGGAGTATGATAAGAACATGCCTTCAAGCTATGAGGTGTTCGACAAGTTAGAGGAGAAGTATGGTGAGGAAGCTGTGAACGATGCCATCGACCAGTGCTTTCAGACAATGCGCAATGTGGTGACTGGCAAGTTTACCGAGGAAATGATTACTGCTTTCATTAAGGCTAAGAACCATGATACCGATGTGGCTGATGCAGCCCATGAGGGTGAAGTTCGTGGCAAGAACAGCAAGCACGTCAAGAACCTTGAACTGAGAAAGAAGGGCGATGGTACTGCTGACCTTGATTCTGCAAATGCAGATACAAAGCCAACAGATAACCAGCCTGACCTTGGTGCTGTGGGCAGGGTATCACGAAGGGGTAATATCTATGAGCGTGGCAACGAGAAGAGAACACACATTCGATAATTCGACAAGGTGAAAAGATAATATATAATGTTTAATTAATATTCAGAATAACAATGAAGAAAAGTACATTTAATCGGCTGTTTTCCATCTTTATTATGGTAATGGCAGTTATTTTTGGAGTGAATGGTCAGGTTATCATGGCTGAGGCGGCAAATCTGCCCGATGGCGGTAGTACCGAGAGTGGTGCTGCTGCTGAGGCTGGTGGTGCTCCTGCTGCTTGTGAGGCTGGCAATGGTGGTGCTGCTCGTCAGAGTGAAGGTATCAAGAGCGAGACTCAGGGACGTGAGCATTTTAACGAGAATGGAACGGAGTATTATCTGAACGACATTGATGAGAAGATTACCAAGATTCGCCCGATGGCTACTCCAGTTGACCAGATTTCACGCTATGCGACAACCAAGTCTGCCAACTCGTTTGTAGTTGAGTATTGGAGTATCGGTACACGCCCTATCAAGACTACCGTGAAGGAGGCAACGGTGGAGAGTACTGGTACATCTATGGTATTGAAGGTAGAAGACCCTACCATGTTTACGCTGGATGATACCATCCGAGTGGTAGGTGTGAAGGCGATTACCAACTATAAGGGTGTTGCATATTCTACCATTACTGATGCTCCTACTCCTGATTTGGAACTCTGCGTTTGCGGTAAAGACACAGAAGGTTATCCGATTGTGTATGCTGTAAATGGTAAGTTGGTCAATAAGCAGGCTATCGGTATTCCAGCCTTGAAGAAGGGTCAGAAACTTATCCGTATGGCAAAGAGTTGTGGCGAAATGGACGTTCAGACGGGTCGTTTCAACAACCTTCCTTCTAATGAGGTTCAGTATTGTCAGAACTTCATGATTCAGGTCGAGCAGACCACCTTCGATAAGATTGCTGCTAAGCGAGTGGATTGGGATTTCTCAGACATTGAGGAGGATAGCATCTATGATATGCGTCTTGCTATGGAAGGTACTTATCTCTTCGGTGATATGGCTTGCATCAAGCACGAAATCAAGGATGGTTCTGCCCAGTGGTTTACCAAGGGTATCTGGTGGATGGCTGGTAAGGATATTGAGGTAGGTCATGTTGCTACTGCTGATGATATTAAGAAGGGCTACAACAAGAATGAGCGAGTGATTACCGACTTGGAGTTGGTTGACATTTCCAAGGACTTGTTTGTAGGTACTGGTATCGGCAACAAGCGCAAGGTAATTATCGCTGGTTCTGACTTCGTGAGCGCATTCAGTAAGATTGATTCCGACAAGTTCCGTTTGAAGGACACCGTTGATATTTGGAAGTTGAAGTTCAAGAGTTGGGAGACTGACTTCGGTGAGGTGCTGATGATTCACTCTGAGTTGTTTGACCTCTTCGGTATGAGTGACTGTGGCTTTGCCCTTGACCCTGAGTTCTTGGTTAAGCGAGTACACTTGTCTTGGACACGAAACGTTCTCGATTTGAAGGCGGCTGGCATCCGTAACACCGATGCAGTAGTTATTCAGGAGGTAGCTTGTCTGTACTTGAAGTACCCTAAGGCACATGCTCGTATGCGCCTTGCTGCGGTTCCTGCTACAGATGACACTTCTGATACAGAGGAAACCAAGGCTACTGCCTAACAGCAAGCAGAATTGCAAATTATTCATTAAATAGTGAGGGGTGTGGGCACTAGCCCCATCCCTTTTTTAGTAACACATATATATAATAAGGTATAATCATGTTTAATAAATATCAAGCTGGTACTGATTTGGCATTCAGCGTTATGGTAGGTAATGAGCGGATGCGCATTAACTTTGAGGGTAAGAGCACGGGCAGTAGTGTCTATATGACAAGAGACCCAAAGGTACAGAAGGCTATCGAGTCTCATTATTGGTTCAACGACAAGTTCTTCTTGGTGGAGAGTATTGACGAGAAGAAGGAAGCTGCGGAAGCCAAGAAGAAGGCTGCTGCCAAGGCAAAGAAGAAGGTGGCTGACGAGAAGAAGACACACGTAGTGACAGACGTTGAGGATGCCAAGGACTATCTGGCTGAGACCTATGGTGTGAGCCGTTCCAAGATGAAGACCAAGGAAGACATCTTGGCGATTGCTAAAGAAAAGGGTGTTGAACTAGAAGGTTTAGAGTAATGGTAGAATATGCTGTATCTGATTTAGTGAAAGAGGTGAAGGTGCTCTTGGATAGAAACCAAGAGTCTGCTGGCTTGCTGGCTCCTGACGATTCTGATACACTCTCGCAAGCAGAACTTATTGAGAGTAAAATTGTAGATGCAGCAAGAATCATTCTTTCGGATGCTCCTGAGGATATGGTGGAAGGTACTTCGTGTACGAATGCTGTAACGTGGACGGATAGCAACGGCTATTACGTGGGTAAGATGGTTTTGCCTACCGATATGCTGAGAATCCTTTCTGTGAAGGCAGAAGGCTGGAACCGTCCTGCCGAAATCATTTCAGAGAGTGATGATGCCTACAAGTATCAGAACTGCAAATATGGAGTCAGGGGAAATCCTGAGCGACCGATTGCGGCTATCGTGCATACGGCTAACGGCAAGAGTATCGAACTGTATACTAGTAAAAAGCAGGATGCTACATTGGCATTCATCTACGTTAAGGTTCCATCTATCACTACCGAACAGAAAATCAGTTTGCCTTCCGTCCTGAAAGATGCCATCTTATACATGGCTGGCTATCTCACTTGTATCAGCCTTGGCGATACCGATACTGCAAGCGGATTCCTTGGAGTGGCTAGAAAGTTGGCACATATTGTTGAACCTACAACATCATAAATTATGGCAAAGAAGAAAGAAGAAACCAAACTGCTATCGTTGAGTAGGGTACTTGACAAGGAAGAACTGGATAGCGTGAAGGCATCCAAGAACCGATTTGACAAGCCATACGAGCGTGCCTTCTCTATCTTGCTGGAGGCTCAGCGATATTACAATAACATGGATAACTTCCGAAAGCGAAGACTGAGAAACAAGCGATACTGCTATGGAGACCAGTGGGGCGATACCATTGAGTTCAAAAGCAAGTGTGGCTTTACCAAGCGTATCAGGGAGGAAGACTATATTCGTGAGCAGGGTAGCGAACCATTGAAGAACAACCTTATCCGTAGATTGGTGAAGAATGTGCTGGGTGTGTATCGCTCTCAGAGCAAGGAACCTACGTGCAATGCCAGAGATAAGGATGAGAAACGATATGGTGAGACCATGAGTGTGGTACTGCAATGTAACCGACAACTGAACCGAGAGACGGAACTGGATGCCCGAACCATGGAAGAGTTCCTGATAAGTGGTGCTGCTATCTATAAGAAAAAGTATGGATGGCGAAGAGGTAGGTTGGATTGCTGGACGGACTACGTGAACCCGAATAATTTCTTCATAGACAACAATATGAGGGATTTTCGTGGTTGGGACGTGAGTTGCTTGGGTGAGGTGCATGACATTACCATCGGCAACGTGCTGAGAGAGTTTGCCAAGTCTCCTGCTGAAGCTCGGAAGTTGAAGGAGATATACCGGTTGGCGGCTAACAGAGATTTCGTGATTGCAGACTGCACCCAGCGATTCGGTGAGTTCGACCCTAAGACTATTGACTTTATGAATCCTGCCAACCCTTCGCTCTGCCGAGTGATTGAGGTTTGGCGCAAGGAGAGTAAACCGAGATACCGATGCCACGACTACAACAATGGCGATGATTTCAAGATTGATATTGAGGATAAGGCTGATATTGTAGATGCTGAGAACAAAGACAGAATCAGGCGAGGTATGGCTGCTGGTATGCTGGAAGAGGATATTCCTCTGATTGATGCCGAGTGGTTTATGGATGATTACTGGCATTTCTACTATCTTTCTCCTTTCGGTGATATTCTGAGAGAAGGCGAGACCCCTTATGCTCATGGTGAGCATCCATACTGCTTTAAGTTCTATCCGTTTATTGATGGCGAGATTCACAGCTTCGTGGAAGATGTGATTGACCAGCAGAGATACGTGAACCGACTTATCACGATGTATGACTTCATCATGCGTGCGAGTGCCAAGGGTGTGCTGCTCTGTCCTGAGGATTGTCTGCCTGATGATATGAGTTGGGATGATTTCTGCGACGAGTGGAGTAGATTCAATGGTGTGGTGAGATACAAGCCAAACAAGAGCGGTCAGGTTCCTCAGCAAGTGGCGAACAACTCTACGAATATCGGTATCGGTGACTTGCTCAGCTATCAGTTGAAGTTCTTCGAGGATATATCGGGAGTGAATGGTGCGCTGCAAGGTAAACCAGGAGTATCAGGTACGAGCGGTTCGCTTTATGCCCAGCAGACACAGAATGCTACCATGTCGCTGCTTGATATTTTGGAGACTTTCAGCCAGTTTATCATTGATGGTGCTTACAAGACCGTGAAGAATATGCAGCAGTACTATGACGTGGCTCGCAACTTCAATATTGTTGGTAGGGCAGGACAGATTGTGCACTATGACCCTAAGAAGATTAGAGACGTGGAGTTTGACATCAACATCACGGAAAGTACGGCTACTCCTGTATACAGACAGATGGCGAATGAGTTCCTTATGACCTTGTGGCAGAATCAGGCTATCACGCTGGAGCAGTTGCTGCAAGTAGGAGATTTCCCATTTGGAGAGGAGTTGCTACAATCGGTTGCATCCAACCAGCAAGCCATTCAGAATGGTGAGACTCCACAAGGATTCTCTCCTCAGTTGCAAGCGCAAGTTGCTCAGGCATCACAGAGCAATCCGAAGGCTCAGGCGATGTTGCAGCAGATGATGAGCGGTCAGGGGGTGAGTCCTGACGGACAGAACCCACCACTTGCTGCTTAGTTTATAGTTAATAGTTAATTGTTTATAGTTATGATTGCAGACAAACCAAGTGACAAGGAATGGTATGGCAATGGGAAACCTGATGCTAGCCAAGGTGGCAACCCGAATGGTGGTGTTGCTTCAGAGACCCAAGGTAGGGAAGACAAGTCCGAACTTTACGAGAATGACGTTATCGGAAAGGTGGCGAAACGCAAGAAAAACGACATCTGGACGAGGGGTGGAGAGAAGAGAACCAGATTTAAGGACGAATAAAGAAAGGAGGTGTTTTTATCGTAACTGCATTTGTCTGACATTCAGATAGATACAGAAATATCTACGAGTTTATGGTGCTGCGTTTAAGATATTGGTATCTTTGCAGCATCATAAACTTTTAAATTATATAGGTATGAATTTCGTAGAGTTTGTAGAAAAGTATCAGCAGGAAATGGCTCCTGAACAGATGTTGGCTATAGCTAAGGCTATCGGCAAGTGTCTCTCTTTCAAGTTGAGTGATGATGAAGTACATCATCTTTGTGCGATGGTGTATGGAGTGTTGAGTGAAGAACATTTCGATAAGCATTTTGCCGATGATGCTATCAGCAAGATGTGGTATGAGGATGCTGACGGAACAAAGCACATGGCTCCTTTCTTCTCGGATGAAGAGATAAAGGCGGCTTTCGACAAGCATCAGGATGATATTTCTGATTACACCATCCATGATTTGGCTGTTACTATGAACCTGATGAGAAGTGACCATCATGTGATGCTGGAGCGATATAGCAAAGATGCTGATGAGTTGAAGGAAATGGTGGTTTTGATGGCTATCGAGTATCTGCAAGACCCTGACTGCTTGCATCCTACCAGCAAAATATGGCACACAATAAACGGATAAAGTAACTAATTGGGAATCATTTCTTATCTTTGCATATTATTAATAATATATAAATATAAGATATGACTCCAAATGTACGTGAAGGATTGCAATATGGTGCAGCTATAGGAATGCTAGTGAGTGGTGTTGTACTCACCTTCCTATCATTCTTTCTCAACAATTATGTAGTGTCTGATGGCGTACTATGGTACGTCAGTCAGACATTGGTTTACTCTGGAGCAATATTCGGGGTAAACGTTTATTTCAAGACAAAACTAGGCAACTTTGAGAGCAAGGTGAAGGATGAACTCGCAAGTATGCTGAAACAAGTGAAGGAGGGCAAGTAGTATGAAGGTAACAAGAGAACAGATTTTAGCGATTATGCCGAATGCGAAGGATAAGGTGGATGCGTTCCTGCCTTATATCAATGGCTATGCTGAGGTGTTCCATATTGATACTCCTAAGCGTATGGCTCATTTCTTGGCTCAGATTGCACATGAAAGTGGTGAACTGAGATATACAAAGGAACTCGGTAACAGAAACTACTTCCGCAAGTATGACGTTGGCAAGTTGAAGAATATGCTCGGCAACTTGAAGGATGGTGACGGCTACAAGTATCGTGGCAGGGGCTTGATTCAGATTACTGGCAGAGCCAACTATCAGGCTTATCAGAACAGCAAATATTGTACTGGTGACATCATGGAGAACCCTCAGTTGCTGGAGCTTCCGCTAGGAGCAACGAAGAGTGCTATGTGGTGGTGGTGGAAACATGACCTGAACAAACTGGCTGATAGTGATAGATTCGTGGCTATTACCAAGACAATCAATGGTGGAACCAACGGCTTGGAATCAAGACGAAAGTTCCTTACAAGAGCAAAGAAGGTCTTTAATGTTTAGCCTATGAAAGTAAAATGGTACGATACTGATTTCTGGCAAGTAGCACTCTACGTGATAGGCATCTTGCTGGTGGCATTTCTTCTGTCGGGATGCAAGACAAAATACGTCCCGATGGAAAAAGTTATATGTCGGGACGTAGTAAAACACGATACGCTGCATACTTATGACAGCGTTTTTGTGCGTGATTCAATCTTCCTCAGACAGAAGGGAGATACTTGCTTTCTTGACCGATGGCATGAGAAGAGCATTTATAAAAATGTGTATAAGGTGAAGGTGGATTCCTTCCTGAAAAGAGACTCCATCCCAGTTCCCTACCCAGTAGAAAAACAACTCTCCAAGTGGGAGCAGTTTCAGTTGAAGTATGCAGTATGGTCTTTTGGAGCACTCTGCATGCTGCTAATCGTATTAGGTTATAAACTCTATAAAAAGATAAAGAATGGCAAATTTCACATTGACAATCACGAAAAGTGACATCTATGAGGAGGTGGCAAAGACTACTGCCTACATAGGAGGAAAGAACTTGGATAAAAACGGAAAAAGTCTGTATGACCAAGTGTTTGTGACAAAAGCTGATAGAGAAATGCTGGAAGGCTTTTGGGAAGATTCCATTGATGATGTTTCCGTAGCCTTGGAGAGTATTCTTGGATGGCAGAAGTGTGACTCAGACAGCAACGAGGTCTTTGGTCTGAGAGTAAGCAGCCTTTTTAATGAGAGTTTATTTAAGACCTTAGAATCAACGGTTTTTAGTTATGTAGTCAACAAAATAGTAGCAGAATGGTGCTCAGTAGTCTATAAGGATAAGGTGGAAGATTATCTCTCCAAGGCAAACGTTTTGCTGCTAAAGATTGACGCAATCATTTATACACGTAAAAGACCAACAAGATAGGAGGATAGGATATGAGGTATTGTAATAAAGGGTATAAAGTGATGATAGAGTTGGAAAAGAATGAGTTGGTATATGACATCAAGAATACTGCTTTTTCTTTTGCTGACTCTTATTCCAAGCAGAAAGGTATAGATGCCAAACAATTAAAGAATGTGTTTGATGTATCAGAGGAAGGAAACAGAGATAAGTTAGCAAGGATTCTAGACTCAGCAGTAGAGGATTGCAGAGAAATGCTTTTCCGTTTCACCAAGGTGGAAATGCTCGGTGGCGGCTTTGATTCCAACGAATGGGAAGAGTGTATAGGTTCCCCGACAAATGATGAGGATGCCTATTACTTGGCTATGCGGATGCCGCAAGGTTTTTCTAAGACAAGTGTACATACCATGACCGTCTACTTGCATGACTACATCGTGAACCAATGCCTTTATGAATGGTTGATGATTGTATATCCTGATGGTGCTGATAGGTTCTGGGCACTCGCTGAGGATAAGAAACAGAAGATTAAGGATGCCAGCAACCGCTCGGCTGTTAGAGCAAGAATCGCTTTGCATCCATTTTAGGTTAGTCGTTTAAGACTAGATAAAGCAAGGGTAGCTATCCTTCACGGACTGCTACCCTTTATTGTATTAAATGACAAACTAAATATTTATCTAAGTTCATGTTCCACTAGACGTGGACTCCTGCTTGGTAGTTACCGAACCAGTAACAGCAGCATTAATATTGATACTCTCAGGCAAGGTCTTGACATTTACGTCTGTAGCAGCCAGTTTCAAACCATTCTTCTGTTGGTCGGCATACTGATTCTTATCCTGAGCGATAAAGTTGTTGATAGCTGTAGCTATGTTGTAGAGCAGTTTATCGGTGTCGCTACTGAGAGAATCAGAATCAACTGATGCGTACTTGTTGTTTTCAACGGTTGCCGATGTTGTCTCCTTCTCACGATACAGAACTGCCTGATTGATGAACTCCTGAGCAAACAAGAATGACTTGCTTACAAGTTGCTTAATCTTTGTGTTGTCTATATTGAGCGGATTCGTATACTTCTGTAGCATAGCCTGCAAGCAACTTGCGGCTACTTCTTCTCTAGGCTGTAGGGTAGCGATGGAGAAGATTTCCTCTTCTTTGCCGCTTTCCTCTGTTCCACCTGCCTCTGATGCGGTAGCTATTCCGTATCTAGGGAATGGGCGAGCGTTTGATGTGCCATCGGATGAGGTCTCTCTGACGAGTTTCGTGCCAGTTGTCTTTGTGATGGTGGAAGATACGATTTTAAGATATTGCTTTATATCTCCTATATAGAAACTTCCATCAAAAAGAAAATCATAAACCTCATTAACAAATTTAACAAATCCGATGAAATTTGACTTTCTGCTTATATAAAATTCTACTTCTGTGGCTATATGAATTTTATTGTTGCCATCCATGTAGCCTACAGATGCCCCTTTTCTCGCTAAATCCTGATTAAAATCTGATAACGTATATTCTGTCATAATTATCTGAGTTTATTTTGTAATCTTGATTGGAAATCTATAGATAATACGCTGATAGATTCTTTTGGGTCAAGGCTGCCCATAAGTGCAAGCCTGAAATATTTGTATGGAGAACCAACAAGGTTTCTGAGATACATATTAACAGAAGAACCAACGTAATACCAATTAACCAAATCATTACTTCCGAATAGAACCGTTCCACATTTCCCTTCCTGAATGCTGCTGAAATATCCTCTTGTAATGCAATCGAACATGGTCTTATAGGCATCCTGACCAAGCGTTAAAGGACGGCTGCAAAGGAAGAATGGAACATTCTCTGTTGTCTCCTTCACATACACATCAAGAATTTTTCCATCTTTATTTGTAGCGTATGACTCAGGATATATATTTACTCGCTTGTTGAAGACATTGTGCATGGTTCCCCACATATTGCTTTTCAAAGAGTAAACGTAAGCATAAGTATAATTCGGATTGAACACGATGATACGGCTATCGTAATAGTCATAAATCATGCCAGCTTCTTCGAGATACTTACGGAAACGGACATACTTCACATCTGACTCAGGGATATTACCTAGAGCAAGGAGTTTATTCGGATAGGTCTTATCCTTTGTTGAATGTGAATAAATGGATAGAAAATCGAAAGGATAATCATCCAGTGCATCTGTAATGTTCTCAGATTCTCGTCCTCTCTGCATCATAATTCCTCGCTCAGTAGGGTACAGAACGGCATCATCAATCTGCAAAATGCCCTTCGGGTTGGAGCAAATATCTCTATTGGCTGGCTGTCGTGCAATATAGGTTCCTTCTTCTCCAAGCATCAATACCCATACACCTTCATCGGTAAAAGCGTAGAGTGGTGCATCACCAAACTGACCTTCGCTGATTGGTCGGGTATTAGCTGCCATTGCACTAACGATGGAGGAGCCAACCTGAACACTATTCTTTGCAGGGAAGACTAGAGGGTTCTCTGCTTCACTCACCTTGACCAATGATGGTGTTCTGCTGCCATTTATAGTGGATTCTTTGATGTTTGCTTTCTCTTGATTAAACTCTTCTTCTGAAATTTTCTTCCACGATGGGTCTTGGGATATAGTAACCGACCAACTCTCGTAGTTCATAGTAACATCGTTAGCTTGGATAGGGCAGAATGTTCCATTAGAATAATTTACAGCATAGTTAAAACCAAATGTCTCACTCTCGTATAGGCTGAATGACTTTTTATAACAAGAGAAAGACCCTCTCTCTGGGATTCTGATAAGTAAATCGATTACTTTCGCCTTGTTTGAAGGGAAAGAAAGAATAGGTGGTAGAGGGTAATGAAGTTCATCGTAATAAGAAAAAACTTCATCCTTGTTGTTTATTTTGAGATATACTTTGGAAACAACTTGGCATATCTTATCTATGCAGTTGCTACCATCTTGGTCTGTACCGAAGTTATCTATGTAGTTTCCATTGAACTGCCCCTTTGGTTCGTATCTAAACAAGAACTGATAACTATCCTCCACAAGGCTCTTGTTTGGCGCAACTGGAGAATAATACCCATTACCATTATTGCATCGTGTGGTGATGGAAGACATAACATTTCCAAGATGTAATCTGTTGTTATATGTTATAGCACACATTGCACCATACGATTCTCGTTGAAGGTCTGCGATAGGCAAACTATCTTCTGTTCCTAAAACCCTTTTCAGTTTTTTTGAAGTACCATCCTTAACATCATCAAAAGAGAAACTGGTGCTCTTATAGAATGATAAATTGTCGATTTTCTCGTAAATCTCTTCTTCTGTATATGGCTGGTAATGATAGTTTCTAACACCCATTACAAACTTACCATTTATATACGAATAATCTGATATTTTCATACGTCCTTTATCATTGCGGAAATAGAAACGATTTTCTTTAGCAATGATATTGCCATTCGTATTATAAGGAAACAAAGTGTTAGAAATAAATATGTCAACCCCTTTAATTAAAGTTTTGTATTTGTTAATATCTTTGATATTTACGGAAAGCTCGTAGTTATCTATTTCTTGTCCTTTATAGGTGGCATATATATTGTCAGCTTCATAAGTAAGATTAAGATTTCCACTTGTCATTCCACCTCCATCTCTAGTCCAGCGGAATCCGATACTATCTTCTATTCTTTCCTTTGGGGCAAGTATAAATGGATTTCCAATTTGTATGTATGAGCCATCATATAGTTGAATAGCAAGGATAGCAAATTGTATGTATTTAAAAGAATAAGAGTCCATGTATTTGTTAACATAGGCATCCTGACTAGCGAAAAGTCTAGTAGTTACATTTTCTCCTAGTTCTTCAGGAAATCCATAAGAATCAAAATCCTCTAAAGGAAGAGTATATCCTTGTTCGGTGATAGTATTATCCTTAACCCAACTATCTACGCTCATTTTAAATGAGGTGCGTGTAAGTTTTGCATCGTAAGTTACCTCCGTAAAATCGACAACACGATAAATCCCATTATCCCAATAGCAATATAATATCTTACTATCGCCAACAAATGAAAGGATATTACCTACGGCTGTAACTGCATTGACGTGGAATCCGTTTAAGTCGATGGTGTTCTTGGTTCCGTCTCCATCTTTCTCCATCCAGTACCAAGTATCATCTGATTTACGGATGATGTAGTGGGAGTGAATTGTTTCATTATGTGTTACCTTATGCACCAGTTCGATGGTATCTCCTGCATCAAGCGTGATGTTCTGTTCTGCTACCACTGGCTGCTGGATAGGGTGGAGTGCCCCATCCTCGTTGATGAGGTTGAGGCAGGTTGCCAACTCCCCATCCTGACAATCGTAGTCGGATGGAGAGTGGGTAAGCCCTTTGAGTATTACTTCTTGTCTTGTTGCCATGTGCTCGAATTTAAGTTTGGTCGCATGATTTCGTAATAAGGTTCACCTTTGGATGACTTGCGTGGGATGCAAGTAAGACGAACCATTCTGTTGAGAGGAAGATTGTAATCATCAAGGATGGCGGTGATGGAAGGGTAGTCACTTCTGAAACCTACCTTCTTATACTTCTGATTGAATTGAAGCTGAGCGAAGGCGGTGTTGGCTTTGCGAAGTTCTTCCCAATCTTCACGCATGCAGAATCCGTATGAACCTCTGTCAGATAACCTGAATACGAAGATGGAATTGTCTGTTCGCTCCTTCTGCATGATGTGGTCGTAGATGCTCTTAGAGAGCGTGACTGAGTTGGCTCTTCCGTCCAGCACCACAAAATCATTGCGGTGCCTAAAGCCATTGATTTTATCTATTAAATACTTAAATTTCATGTTGCAAATATAATATGAAAAGTGATAAAATGGATATTATCCGTTAACTTTGTCTTTCCGCTTGGGTCTACCATTGCGGTTGCCATACTTGGTGATGATGGCAGATGCTCGCTCAGAGCGGTAACAGCCACATGATTTGGTTCGTCCGTCACGAAGAGCAGAACCGAGAACCGTACAACCCCTGCCACAATCACATTTGCATATCCAGAACGCACCATGCTGGTGGTTCTCTTTATCAGATTTTCGGCAGACGAGTAATCTGCCGAAACGCTGTCCAGTAAGGTCTATCAACTTTCCCATACTACTTCTCTGCCAGTTTCTTTGCCTCTTCTACTGATACTGGCTTTCCGCTAAGAGGAATGCGGAAGTCGAACTTTGAACGGAAACCATAATAGCCTACGAAATCGAAGCTCTGTTTCATCCGCTCGTCTGTGGTTATGTACTTCTTGTAAGCCTTTACCTCCTTCTCTGAGCGGTAGATGGTAGAGTTGACGAAGTAGGAACTGGTTCCCTTGTTGGCGATTACTGCAATAAAGAACTGCTTACCAAGGAACTTCTCCTTGATACGCTGGATAATTGAGATTTTCTTTGTATTCATATATAAAATTTGATTAATTATTAAGAAGAATGCAGATAGGCTGCACTCTTAAAACTATTCGATTCCACAAGATACGATACCATCTTCTTTGTTGATACCTCGGAAGTGCTCGCATCGCTGGCAAGCAAGGCTACCTACATATAGTATTTCATTGGTGTACTTGCCGTATATGCCGAATGGGCAGGGAGTGGTGTACTCGAAGTGCCCACCGACTAATTCGTTGACGTTAAATTTTGGATATTTCATTGGTTGCTTTGATATGTTTCTAGACTTTTGTAGTATTTTCTTATAACGGAAAATATGTTTGACTTAGTTCTGCCACATGATTTTGACTCAGGGCAGAACCCTCTATATACACATTGAGGAACGCAAGCGGATGCAAGCAAAGGTTCAATACGTGCTAACTCATCAAGAACAAAGTACCACACCTCTCTTGTCTCATTTGATGCCTTGTTGCAGAGTCTCAGCTTCGAGATATTGATAATCTCCTGAGCGTTGAGGGATAACTGCAAGTTGACTAAATCATCCTGCCGCATATCGTTGCGAGATACCTTGGAGCCAGTAATATCTGGTCGTGATGTGGAAACGAATGGCTGTGCATGAACATGGCGAACAAAATGGTTGCTCACCCAGTATGGTATGCCATACATCTTAATATCGAACTCCAATTCTCTGAGCGGTGAATGCTCGCTGAGAATCATCTGTTTCTTGAACTCATCGCTAGGCTCATGTCCTAGCGGTTCCTTACCTTGTGTGAACCGAGCAGCATCCACTACACGCTGCCAGTCCGTTACTCTTTTGATTTCTATTTTCATAAGCTATTTTATTTTCGTGAATAATATCCTATTATAAACCCTATAGCAGTCGTACAAGAAAAAAGAAAAATGTCAAATGTTACTCTTTGCCTCTTCCAGTTTTAGCATCAGGAAGAGTAATGATGCATGTAATTTTGTTTTGTCCATAATTAACCCTTTCTTCTACGATTCTTGATATGTAATGCTAAAGCGCAAAACGACAACAATAGCACTAAAAATTGTCCTGCTTCCATATTACTTACTTTTAAGTTTTTCAATTCTTTTATCACAATTCTTTACCATTCGTTTGAAGAAATCTTTTCTCTTCTCCAAGACGAAGATTTGGTCGTACTTACCAACATAATAATCTCCTGACAAGAGGTCATCAATGTATATTCGTACTACTTCTTGCGACAAGTTATCTATAAAAAGAAAATAGGTATCACGATTAGGGTGTACCATAAGGTACTCGTAGAAGTGAAAATTATCATTTTTAATAAATGTCACTCCGCAACCTTTTGTTAACTGACTTATGTCTTTTAATACTTCCATAACTATTTCTCCTTTCCGTATAAAAGTTCAACACTCTTTCTTAGCACTGCCTCTATATGGTCTCTTTCGAGGTCTCTAGGCTGTCTAAGAAGCCATTCTATATCTCCGTCTATCAATTCTTGATAGGCTTCCTTACATATTTGCATGCTCATATTTATCTCTTCCAATATTTACCAATTAAATAACCGATAACTCCACCCATAAAAGCTATAAATAGAACAGCTATGGTAAGTATAACATAAAATCCAAACATAACTATATCTTTTTAAGTTTTATTTTTATTGCCTTCAGATTTCTTTCACCTCCATCCCAGAAGCATGAACGTCTAAGATAGAAAGGTTGACCTTTAAGCCAAGGGAACTTATCATAGAAAGCCTTCCATTTAGCCTTTCCTGCGTTCAAAGAAGGTACTTCAATACAGCTTCTAGCATGGCAACTGCCAAAGACTAATGTATTATCACAAACGTTTTTATCCATAACTATTCCTCCAATTTTGGGCTCCAATATTTTGTTCCACAGTAATCTTCCCCACATAGCTCTCTACTGTTCTTATACTGACAATTAGAACAACTTCGCTCGCTCGGATTCCACAGCATAAAAAAAATTGCATTACGAAAACCTTGGTCATATATCTCTTGTTCAAATGCGCCAAAATCTTCCATATAAGCTCCTTCTTCTTTTGCTTGTTGAATTATTTCATCTATTTTTTCATTAATTTCCATAACTATTCCTCCACTTTAATACCGAATGGAGTTCCATCGGCAAATTTTACTCTATTAAAAACGTCTTCAAAACACATCATATCTTCTTCGTATATAATTCCGCTACTAGTTACTCTTGTAATACTATCCCAGATATTATTTGTATAATCATACGTCCACCCGAAAGGCTGATGTTTTTGCATTTCAGCCCAGCATTCTTTTTCATCCTTGAATGGACGGAACTTTTGCTCTGGCTTAATTCGGAACGTGAAATTTTTAATCATTCCAATAGGAAAATCTGTAACTTCTCTCCATGCCTTACTTACATCAGTAATACTAGAAAATTCGATAATCCTTCCTTCGCCAAACGCCTTAATAAATGGCGATAACTCTGCTGCTTCTTTACGATTCATACTTAATCCTCCAACTCTATGTTATTTTCTGCTGCGTAGCCATCTTGTGCTTCCTCGCAATACTGACCTTCGCAAAGCCAACCTATGCCGATGTTATATTTTGAAATAATGTTCTTGTTGCAATACTCACAGATAGCATCGCCATGTTTATTTTGTAATTCTTCTCTTGTCATATTAGTTATAGTTTGATTGGGAGACCATGAACATAAACCTCATGAGTGTCACGAGTACCATCTTTTTTCTCCATATGGAAGAAGAGAGTCAATTGTAATGTTGACCTCATAAACCTTTCCGATGGTGAACGATAAGGAACTATTTTGGAAAGCCAACCCACACGCCCATCTTCATCCATAATTTTATCTCCGATTTTAACAGGCAAGGCTTTAATACAGTCTTCTTGAAGTTGTTCCATTTCTCGAAGTAATTCATCGCGTCTTACATTTAATTTGACCATTTTATCTATAAAAGGTCCGGAGATTTCTCGCCATTTTTCTATATTCCTTTCTACTTCTTCTCTTATCATATTCTATCCTCCAACTCTTTAAGTGCCAAGACTAACTCATTTTGAATATGAATTGCCATACCTTCACTCAATTTTATTCTTTTTGAGCCAATCATCTTGGAAAGATTATTAATGTGAACTATTGCTTTTTCTTTGCTCATTGTTTATCCTCCTTTGTATTACACGTTGCTTGGTCTCCTTCATAGTAAGGAGCACCAACTTTAGGTAATATTTGAGTGTTCCTATTACAGGAACATTGCATTACCCAAGGTGCGTTTACCTTTCCACATCTAGGGCATATCCATCCTTCTTGTGCCATATTCTTTTATTTTTATTGCTAGATATACTCAATAATAACATCTAATTCGTCAGATTATCATATATAAGTGCCATTCCTAGACCAATAGTAACAATTACAAGAAAGATTCCTAATTTTAATAAAATTATCATATTCTTTTATTTTACCCTCTCCCTATTGCAGGAGAGGGTGGTTAGTTAACAACCTGAGCAACAATCTGTATCATCAAAGATGCCCATGTCTATCATACGAGATTTTAAGGCATTATGGTAATTATTCATACCATATAATTGCTTTTTCATTAAGTCGTATTGAACATCTCCAACCTTATCAAGGAAACCATCCTTATTTAATGCTGCTCTAAGCTTAGTAAGGCGGTCACATAACTCATCATACTCAATACAAAGTCTGTCTTTGAAGTCCTCATAAGGCTTATATGTTTTATCAAACACACTCTTAGGAGACCAAGACTTATATCCGTCCTTGTACTCTACTAAATAGCCATCTAACTCAACGGTTGCTGGCTTAATTTCTATACCAAGCACTTGTGCTTCTGTAACAGTCATAGGTTCTGCCTTTATGACCTTTGTAACAATATACTTTTTCATAATTACTTATATTTATGTCCTATAAGGGATGGTTATAATTCAAACTCATCAACAACTTTCGGTAGCTTATCGTATTCCATTTTCTTATGATGTGCTTTGCAAGCCTCAATAGCATCATCTTTAGTCTTAAAATACCTAACACATCGATAAAGATTTGTAGATTCATCTTCTTCGATAAATCTAAATTCAACACCAAATCTGCTTTGTTTACCTACTAATGCACGAAATCCTTTTTCGTCTTTTGTAATTCTATATTTCATATCACTTATATTTATATCCTTTGCAGGATGATTATTACTCTACTACTTTCTCAAGGGAAAAATAATCAATTCCCCAAGCTTGGTTTGCGCATTGATAAGGTTCTCCGTTTTTCTTTATTTTTCGGATAAAAAAATGAACCTTGATTTCATTCTTGCCAAGAGACATGGCACTTTTTAGACATTCTATGATAAAGATATTGCCATTTTTGTCTTTCACCTTGTCACCTTCCTGAAAAGGTAACAAACTTAGAAAGTCTTTCATTATACCATTCTGCTTTTTGCGAAGCTCTGATATTTGCGAATCCATTTTCTTTAAACAACCTTCTACATTCTGTAATTCGTTGTATAATTCTATTTCTGTCATATTACTTATATTTTAGTGCCCGAAGGCGGTTAATCACCATATTTATATAATTCTTCACCACTTGAATCATACCCACAACAAGGACATACCCACCCGTCAATTATAACGGACTTTTTACACTTAGGGCATAAGCCTATAACTTTATTAAAGGATTCTAAAGCATATTGACAAGCTTTTAAATACTCTAATTCATCTTCGTCAGCTTGGTTATCAATAAGTGCCTTATATTCATCCTTATCTAAAACTACAACTTCTAATGCCATACCTACACCTCCATTTCGTGATTAATACCAAGACCGAAGAGAAGATGCTGGAGTTCGTGAACATAAAAGCAACCACAGATAACTTTATTCTTGTGAGTTATCTGAAAATATCTGTGTTTTAGCATATCATGCACATCCTTAAACATTTCAATAAAGAAACCAATGAGTTCTACCTTACCCCCAGCATAAGGTTTATAAGTAAAAGAATATTGTCCACCATTTCGTTTCCATCCGTTCTTCTCTAAGATGGCTGGAGTGAGAGAAATACCTTCAATTACATTGACATTGATTTCTTGTAAAAATTCATCTTCATCATAGTAGGTTGCGTAGTAACCATCACTATTTTCTATAGTTACTATATTTCCATTATAAGAAACCAAATCACCAGGAATGTATTCTAACTTATCCATACGCTTATATTTTTAAATTGCTATCTAATTGCAAGCCAAAAAGAATATGTTGGAGTTCATCTACACATTTTATCATAACAGTATCGTCTTTTCCGTCATTGAAAGATACTCCGATAATTCCCAAGAAATTATTATATCGCAAAGTGAAAGGGTATTCTTGGTGTTTATACCACCTATGCCCAAAACATTCTCCTTCAGAGCGATAACATGTCCATCCATTCTTTTTAAGAAACTCTTCCCAAATATGAACGTGCATAATATCATTTTGACAAATTTTGCCCAAGCTTTGCCCATCAATAACTTTCAAGTCGTAAGAATAATCTATATTGAACGGATAGATGCTACAGACAATACAAATAAATCCGTGACTATAAACTATATCACCCACCATATAACGAGGTGGTTTCCTAAATTCTTTCTGTGCCATACGCTTTACTTTTCTAAAGATGAATATATCCATTTACTTCACACAGAACCTTTTCTAGCAAGTTCTTTAGAATATTCAATTCATCATTTGAATATGTAGCTATAGGATAACCATCAAGGGTAGTTTCGCCAAAGTAGCTACGACTTATCTTTAACGAGTGTTTATTTTCTTTCATTTTCTTTGCCTTTTACGATATTGTACACTTGTTTTAACTCATCTGTTGATAAGCGTTTGAAATCAAAAGAACTGATAGCGTAGACGAGAGTATTACGAAGATTCTCTTCTTTAACATCTGATATTTCCTTTTCTGTAGGAACAGATATACTTTTCCTATTCCAGCTATCGCCACCATATTGCCAGCCAGAATCTCTTCTGAATCTAGCGTTATCAATAATAATTTGAGTCTTTGTCACTTTATTAACCTTGGCGATACGTCTGCTATGCATACCTCTAACTAGTACATCATCACCAGCAACCAAATCTTTAAGCTCTTTCATTACTCACCTCCTTTCGTAATCAAGTCAAACAACTCATCTATAAATATCCAATCAGACAAATGGAATATATTGACCTGCTCTTTCCACATTTTTTGATATGTGTCGCAAGTGGTTTTATCAAGCTCATCGTTCATATCGTAGAGCTTTCTATAACCGAGTTCTTTTGAGAATGCAAGAACCTTTCCGTTATCATTTCGAGGAACTTCGCTAGCAGGATGAAGCAATTCATTCAAATCGTTCAAGAACTCATTGATAGCCCACTTAGCACCTTCTTTGAAGCTCTCTTTACCCCTAAGACAAATCATTTCATCCTCAACCTTGCCACTATTGTATCTAGCATACTCTGTCTCAATATGCTTATTAGCAGCAGCTTTTATTTTCTTATCGTCAATCATACTTAGTCCTCCTCTTTTTTGTTATCATTAATCAACTTGCGTAATTGAGATATAACCTCATTTACGTTCTTATCATGCGCTCCTTCGTAAAGTCCAAGGTTGAGCATAATAATGTTAAGTGCAGGGTCATTTATCTCAATAGCCCTTTCTGTGAGTATTCCAAGCACACGTGCCAAAATCGTAAAAGTCACAGGATAAGGAGTGCTTTTAGAACACTCAGCTATCTCTTTCAATAGCCTTGGCATATCAACCTTCCATACCATATCGTTCATGACATAGTCCTGAACTTTCTTACTTTTGATTTCTTCCATATCACTTTACTCTTTTAAATTGAACAGCCTTTCCGTCTTTTCTAGTGCTTGCGCTACAGTCAAAATCTCCGCAAACATTCTCATAGATGTTGTTACATATCTCATCGAAAAAACAACCATTACATTGTTCTTTCTCTGTCTTAACCACCTTCAAGACGATTTCTGACCCAATAGGTAAATCTTCCATAACTTTAATTTCTCATGATGTGACACTTGACAACCTTGTTTACAGCAAGAGGTTGCGATTTATTAAAATTCTCAATGATATTGCGTTCCATCTGCTCAGGAAAGATGGGTTTGGTGGGCTTTGGAATGTAGATGGTAGCTTGGATTTTGCTGCCATCACTAAAAGTCATTAAGCACCTTCTTGAAATCTGTTCTATTCCCAACATAATTTTGTCCTCCTAATATTTGCATCCGTGAAGATACGGACGTGATTCGTTATACTTCATTTTCAACTTGATGTACTCCATCAGGTCGATATTGTGAATGTGGGCGATTGCGAATACACTCATGAGTATATTCTGAAGGGTATCTGATACGAACCAATAGCAAGACTCATTATCAACAAACATACTAAAGTGTCCGTTGAGTCGGTACAAATCTTTTGCGATACTGCCATTATTGATTATGTTTAGAACACGACATTGAATTTTGGCAACTTCATATTTGTCAGCAAGGATAGAATCGCTTTTAAATATTATCGGTTTTTTGCTGTTCATCCATCCTAAGAGGGATAAGATACGGATGGCGATATCTGCGAACTCGGATTCAACCGTTCCTTCAAGAGAGTTCTTGTAGGCGGTAGGAATATCTCTGCCCATCTGACTCTCGCTCTCATAGTCTTCAATACTTCCGTGACGATTGTGTCGGTCTGCCTGAACAGCTTCTGCCATTTCCGTGATGATGAGCATCAATGCGGTTTCTATTTCTGTGCTCTCAGTATAGAAACCATGCTTTTCGGCATTCTTGAAAGCATCTTCTGCTAAGGATGCCAGTTCTTTCTGCGTTATAATTTTCATATTGTTCTTGATTTATTATTTTCTGATAGTGAATGCCATATCGTTGAGGGTGCGGCACCAGTTTATCTTGCCTTCTTCACACAACTCGTTGATGGCTTGATATGGCTGGGGGAATCCTCGGTTAATGATTTCGGCTGTGAGGACGTGTGGCGGCACGATGTGGGCAGTTTCACGCTCTGCCTGAATCTCAGCGATGATGGCTAGGATTTTTTCTTTCTCTGTCTTCATTTGGCGAAGGTAAAAATGAGACGTGTGTGACTTCGGACTGGAACATTAATTGTTCTAACATTCCGTTTAGGTCTTGCTGATACCATAAGCCATCGTGCATTGTTCCGATGATTGGATTTCCTTTGTACCATAGTATCATTGTCTTATTGGTAAACATGGCTTTGTGCGCTTTGCTGATTCGCTTGCCTACCTTGATATATCCAAAAATATTCATAAGCTAGAAGAGTGATAGCTGATCATTCTTGTCATGGTAGTGATTCCCTGAAGGGAATATCAGTTCCTCGAACATGGCGGTCAGGCAGTTGGTTACAATTGAGTTTCCTGCAAGGGCATAGAGTTTGCTCTTGCTGATGATGAGTTGACCAGACTTCTCCTTGCTCAGGAGTTTGTCTATGTCAGCTTCGTGAACTCCCATCAGTCGGAAACAATCTCTTGGAGTGTACTTCCTGATTTGGATGGAGTATCGCTTTCCGTTTGGTGCGGTGTGAATGATTTCTTTGTTCATGATGGTTACGAATGTCATGTTTGCTGTATCAATGGTTGTCTTGATGGTAGGGGAGATACCTTGCATTACAGCTTGGTTATAGATGTCGAGAACTTGACCACCTACATCAGGTTTCACCTTCCCCGATAGGAGCAGGGATTTCATTCTCTTACCTCCTGTTATCATATCTCCTTTACTATTAAGAATAGTGGTATGCAATTACCTCCGTGCCCCATAGCAGAATTGAGAGTAGGGGAGATTCCCTTGGTGGAGTAGACTCTGGTCTGCTGCTCTATTCTGCCTTTGACTTGGAGGTTTGCTAGCTTTATAATTTTGTCGCACATTCTTTTATTTTTAAGATAAATGTATTGTGTTCAAAGGAAGCTGTTGTGATGGTTGGTGATATTTTTGTTTTAATTAACCCACCTTTGAAACTTCCGTGTTTGTTTCTGAATATTATCATACTCTTTTGATGATTAAGACTGCATTGGCTGCTCTGCCATCGTTATGTATATAGTTAGCAAAACCAGCCTTATAATAACTTGTACGGATGGTTCTACTTAAACCATCTACGTCTGAGTTGATGAGCAGTTTTCTGCTCGTAACTTTTTGATTATCAGTACCCCCCCCTTAGGAAAATGGTCAACACCAAGAAGATTGGCTATGCTGATTCCTGCACCAAATGATGATGTGATAGTTGGCGAGCATCCATCAGCAGTTTTCGGTATTGCTATCTTCTGGGTAGAGTTTTTCGATTGATTCATTGATGTCTGCTTTGGTGAGATACTTTTCTAGGAGCGGCTGGGATAGGAAATATTCGGGAGATACGTTGTCTTCCAAGATGTCCTCAACCGTTATCTCTAGTTTAATGGGAGAAGGGAAGTGATACTCTGGGTTCGGCTCGTCTTCTGTGCGTAGGATGGAGATAACGAAGATACGCTCACGATTCTGAGGGATTCCGTAATCTTTGGCATTCAGTACCTTGTAGAAGGAGGTATAACCGAAGGAGTCAAGGTCTTTGACGTACTGGAAGAAGTACTTCCTCATTGACTTTGAGAGTAGACCTTTCACATTCTCTAGCATCACATACTTTGGTTTCTTGACTGCCAGCATTCTCTTCTCCTGAAAGATAAGGGATGAGCGTGTGCCGCTACCTTCCTCTGCTCCTTGGCGAAGTCCTGCATTGGAGAAATCTTGGCATGGTGAAGACCATGATATGAAGTCGAAGTCGGGAACTTCATTCCAGTCTATCCTTGTCACGTCTCCGAAGTTAGGTATGTCTCTTCCGTGCAGTAGTCCGTAGGCTTGGATGGCTGATGGTTCTATCTCTGAGTAGCCAACTACCTTGAAGTCGAACTCAGGATGCTTATCTTTGAGGTACTTGAAGGCTAGGCTCTGACTGCCATATCCTGCGAATGCCTCAAAGACTCTGAGAGGATGCTGCTTGTTGTACTTACTGATTGCTATCATTTTGGTAAACAGATTTGTGGTTTATGGATTCCATTGGATGCCCAAGCGTTCCAAGGTTCCGTTATCACGATATATCTCCAACTGCTTTCGGCATAGGCTATGAGGATTCTTTTGCAGAAGCTCTATCATACCTATGATGCGTGTCTTGAAAACGTTGTCCTTATCCGCATTTGTTACGTTCTGTTTAGCCTTCGTCTTTGCGATGAGTTGGCTAATCTCAGAAGGCTGCTCGTTAACGGCTGCTGGCGGTGGTGTTGCTCCGATGATTTCATCTTTCCATCCTTTCTGATTTAGGAAGGTTTGGAAGTTCTTTCTGAACTGCTTGTCGGGTTTGGAGATTACATAGAGAGGTATGTACTCGATTGCAGCTTTGCGGTTTTTCTTGCTCATAGAGTTCCATTTTCTCTTTAGTGTATCTTTGTCACCTACTTTCTTGTCGTATAAGTTCCATGCTCGCTCAAAGGTATATTCGTCTTTGACTTCCTTGGGAGGAGCGGTTACCTTATAGCCTTTGGATTCCAAGATAGAGATTATTTTTTCCGTTAACTCTTCTTCTTGTTTTTCTTTGAACTCTTCTAGAAATTTATCCATTAAGTTCTCACCAAGAGCAAGTGGTGGCATTAATTGCATTTGAAATTGTTTCATAGTTCACCATTTAAATAATTGTCGATTGCTTGGATAAAATCTTCTATAGAGCGGATGATGATGTACTTGCCACCATGCCGTTCTACTTCATGCTGGAATACCTTCTGTTCGGGTTCCTGCCTACCTTTCGGTGTTTTATTTTCGATGCAGAGGAAACCGTACTGGGAGGTGCGCTTCAGGAGCAGCATATCAGATACTCCTGCCTTCATGCCTTCTTCTTTGAGCCATGCGGCTTGTCGGGAGGTTCGCTTGCCACCATTGGGAACGGCAAAGAAGACTCCTTCAAGGTCAGGATATACCCCACGGATATACCTGACCTCTGCGGCTTGCAAATTGTGCTCATCGTAGGATGAACGCTTGCGTATCTTCTTGCCTTCCTGCTGTAGCTTTGCCTTGATTTCAGCGTAACTTGCCATTACCAGTCGGTTGAGAAAAGGTCGTTGAGAGATTTTTCACCCATCAGACGGATGGCTTCCTTGGTAAGTTCTTGCGACTTGAAGTAAACACCCGCTTTGTTCAATGTTCTTGTGTGCATTTCGATAAATGTATCACCTTCTTTATTGATATTCCATTTTTCATCGTCTCTATCGAAGTTTGGCTTCCAGTCACCATTGAGATACTTGGCGATGTTCTGCAACTTGTTGAAGGCAATCATGCGCTTTGCCTGAGCAATAGATGTGCAATTATCTAAGTCGTTGTAATTTGAAGAAGTCATTGCCCATGATGAAATCTTGTTACTTTCATCAAGGTAGTACGCATCCTTGTTATAGAACAAATCCTTGCAAATATCATCATAAGTGATAGGCTTGCCTTCCTTATCATCAGGAACATTTTCATGTTCCGTCTTCTGACGAACCATCAACTTACCTTCCTCATCGAAGAAGAACTGGAGGTTATCAGGGATAGGGTACTCTACTGCCGAACCATCAGCAGGAATGCGCAACTTAGATAAGGTTGCCTTTCCGTTATTGATGTTGGTAACATCTTGATTGCTGATGCCTTCTGCATGAATATCAGGAGTCTCCTCGTTATTCTCTGCCATCTTCTTGGCAATCATTTCTACACCTTTGCCAACGATTGCTCCGAAAAGCATCTGTGCAAATGGTGGTAACTCTGGGGTGTTGTTGCGCTGACGATTACGTCTGTTGTTGCGCTTGTTGTTTCTACGTGTCATATCAACTATAATTTTGTAAAATGTTATTAAACTCGTCTTCTGTAATACCATTAGCCATGAGAATGGTTAGGATGGTATCAAGACATCTACTATATACTTCATTGAAGGCTGGCTCATCCATCTTGGCGAAGGAGATAGACTTGGCTCTCTCCAAGAACTTCTGTCCGTTGAGGTCGTAAAGCGGTTCGCTGAATCCTGATGTTATCAGCAGTTGCTCACGGAATGTGTCTATAGAACGTAGGTTTGTGCGCTGTTGCTCTGTGAGACAATCCCATGCTGCTCTGATAAGGGAGAAGAACTTGCGGTGAAACTTAATGTTCCTTGGTCGAACTATGTTCGCCTTGACGATGGAACCAACCTTTATCTTTTTCATTTCCTCGTAATCATCATCCGTGTAAGGACGAAGACCAGTGGAGGTTCTTACTAGATGGATTTCCATACCTTATATATTATTGGTTTGGGGCAGGGAAGGGAAGTCCCTGCTGCTGACCACCTGCATATTGAGCGTTCTGCTGGATAGGTGCTTGCTGCTGAGGAACCTGACCTATCTGACTCTGCATCATCTGTCCCTGCTGCTTGTCATTTGGTCGCTCCACCTTCCAACAATCCAACTGATTGAACCATCGCCCGTCTCTAGACTGATGTGCCTTCAATCCGATATTGGCGGTGATGATTTCGCCTACTTGGATGCCGAACTGCTGAATCTTGTCTGAACCGTAAACTTGGATAACGGCTCTTGAAGGGTACTGCTCATTCAGTTCCTCAATAACATACTCTTGGGAACTCCATTGGGTTCCGTTTTGGGAAGTTCCCATTTGAACTTGCCCTGCTGCAATAATCTTGCCTGTAAACTTTACGTTCATATCTATACTTAATTAAGTTTGATTCTTATTGATGGCTTGGTGGTCGTTTCCTTTAGATAGTGCTCGTAGTGGTCAGGCTCCGTGTCCTTGAACAGCTTCGTGTCGAAGGTCTTCTTGGTGGTTGCTGCCACATATGAGTAGGAACCGATATTGGTCTTGATGGATTTCTGCTTGTTGGCTTCCATCATCTTCATTATCTGCTCCTTCACATCATCCTGCTTAATCTTCAGGGCATCCATACGAGCGGTTATCAATCTGTACTCCTGCTCTAGTGCTGAAAACTGCTCAGGAACTTCCACCTTATACTGATAGTCTGTATCATCTGCGAGATAAGCGTTGATTAAATCGTCAATCTGCCAATCTGCTACCCTAGGTAGCGGCTGGAACTTGCTCTGTCCGTTCTTGAACCACATGCAGACAATCTCCTTCACCTTCAAGTCGGGGTTCTGCTCCTCGAACCATTTTGCGTAGATGGATAACTGGAGAGATACGTTGTCGTAGTGAAGGGTGGCGGTGGTCTTGTAATCTACCAGATAGATGTTGCCTTCGTTGTCGGCAAATATTCCATCTATGGCAGATGCGAAGTTCTCACCATCTGTAACAAGATACTCAGATGCTACATAGTGTAAATCGTATGCGACTAACATACTATGGAAGGCTTGAAGCTCTTCCGTAGGATTCGGGTACTGCTTGATGTCGGCATCGAAGATGGAGCAGAAGGTTTCAAACGTATTGTGGATAATACCTCCTCGCTCTGCTGCCTTCTTCAATACAGACTCGGGAATATTCTTGTAGGTGTCGGGGAATGCTTTCTTGATGAGCGTTCCCGTTACTCCTTTCAGTTCCTTCTTACCAATGAAGTACTGATGAGACTCCTCAATGAATGTGACTCTTGGCACATTCAAAGTGATTTTCTTTGCTGCTTGTGTCATATTATTGTATACCTAATTGTTTCTTCTTGGCTGATACTGCTTGCATGAACTGAGCGTTTGAGCATAGTGTCTGGTAATGCTGAATTACCCACAACAGATTGTCCTTGCTAACACATCTGCTCAGGTAACCCAATCCTTCGTTTAGGTCGTTTGGGTGGTACTGAGGGGATGCTGTCTGCTGGGCGGCTTGTGAAGGCTTAGCGACTGACTGCTGAGTCTGGGCTTGCTGCTGCGCTGCTCTACTATCCTGAGCACCATACTTGCTATCAATATCTATGATGTCTTTTCCTGCCTCGAAATAAACGTCTGCTGCTACACCCAGTGCCTTCATAGCAACCGACAAGGCATCTGTGAGTGCCATCTTGTAGCATTCATCCGATACGTATGCGCCCTTGCTTTCCATTGATACTTCTGACGAACCTCCTGTTCCTTGGATGGCATCTGACCATTCTCCGTTTACCTTGATAAAGAGGTCGATGTTGCAATAGGCTTTTACCTCGCTTCCGAAAGTCTCTGTCCACTGCTTGGTGATTACGTACTTCCAACCGATTCCGCACACACCAAACTGCTCTGTCATTGCCTTGATGCGCCACATTGGGTTTATGTCGTGTTTTCCTCTAAGTCTTCCTGACTGAATTTGTCTGAGTGCCTCTTGTGGAACGACTTTGAGTTTGTTGTAATAATCTAAATTACCCATATCTTATATGTATTAAGTTGTTATTGATATTTCCATTCATAGCGGCTGCATCTGTAGCCACCATCTGGGTTCTTATTCGGATTGTCACACATGGTCGAGAAGACACAATCGTGACAACTATTTGCTTTATATCTCATTATTATATAGTTTAATGTTTAACGAAAAAACCCACGGTTCTCACGAATGGTGGGGAATGACAAATTTTAGTATAACCTGAGCGGTCGCTACCGCAATGACAATAACTGCTAATGTAAAATGTAAAATGTAAATATATTGAAGTCTGTAATTTCTCTATAATAGGGCGCACGTTCCGAGGCTTTAACCCATCCGTGCGCCCTTGGTTCCCTTCTGCATTCATGGAGGCTTAGGACTCCCAGCACTAGTAATCGCACATATTGTGATATATCTGATTTCTATAAAATAACCAATTAAACTTGAACCGAATAGAAAAAAGAAAGCGTGCTGGCTGCATTAGAACCGATTTGTAGTTGTGCGCTCCTACCTTTAGATGCTACCTTATTATATAAGGGTCACGGCATCAGGTCTGCTTCTTCACAAGTGAACTCCAAGTTTTTCCAAATTCCACCTATCAGGTGTATGTACTCGCTTGCCACTTCCACGTCTAAGCACCATCTGTGGTTAATGATGCTCCTTTTGGGTACGTGTACCTCTCTAGGAAGGTTTATCCTATCCGATATAAAGCCTTGGAATCGGGCTATATGGGGCGCAAGGTGGGACTCGAACCCACGACCTCGAAGGCTCATAAACCTTCATACTCTACCAACTGAGTTACTTGCGCTGGGTAAAAACTTAAAACATGTAAAATTATAACGACTAAAGTTATAGTGGAGACTGGGAGTAGCAAACTCCAAAAAACCTCTGCTGTTTTCAATGACTGAAATATTATAAGACTTAACACATTAATAACTTAATACTAAATTTAACTTGTGAGGTTCAATCTCCATATATCTTACTTGCCTACTTCCTTGAAGTAGGAGTGAATTTCCTTAACGGCAACAGCGAAAGCTATTACGCTGGCTACCAACATTACATCTGCTATCATAAGTTTATCTGTTTAATGGGTAAAACAATAGGCTGCTGCCTCTGATTTCAACTCTGCCATGCTCTTTCTGCGGTTCTGAGTCATCCACTCTTCCAACTCGCTCTTTTTAAAGTAGAGTCGGTTGACATTTGGTTTATAGCAAGGAATGATTCTGTTCCTGACGTTCTCTCTCACTCCTCTAACCGTCATACCAAGAATGATTGCAGCTTCATTAATGTTGAGCACATTCTTTGCAGCTATGAGTGAATACTGCTCTATGCGGTCTAGCTGCTCTTTAATCTCTGGGTCTATCATATCAGTTGAATTTGATGGTTTGTTGACTGGCACTAGCTGCCTTGGCTGGCTCTGTTCTACCAGTGCCCTTATCGCTGGGAGTGTTCTCCTGCTCTATCAAGGGGAGAATGCCCTTCGCTTTGAGTGATTCATATAGGAAGATTCTTCCTTTCGTTGTCCACTCGGTGTTGTACTTCACATCATGCCGACCATCACTCCTTACGATGTCTACTGCTCTGCTGTGAACATATCCACCTTCTAAGAACTGGGCAAACAATATCCATTGACCTCTTACCTTGTGTTGGATTCTCATAGACTCCAACTCCTTGTTTAACCTCATGGCACTCATTCCGTAGTCCTGAGCAATCTGAGTAACGGTCATAGTGGCATTACTCTGCAAGATTTTGTCGTAGTAGCTGACCTTAGGCAGCATTTCGGTAATCTTGTTGCCGAGTTCCATGTTCGTCTTGCTGATTGTGAGGATTTGTTCCTGCTGCTTCTTATTTTCCAAAGCTAGCTGCTGTTTCTCCTCCTCAGCCTTGACCAGAGATTTGAGAGCTTCGAGATAGTTCTGAGGAACGGATGGCTTTTGATGTTGCTCTTCCAGTTCCTTCCATCGTTTAATCAACTTGGCTCTCGCTTCATCGTTGAACTTGGTGGCGATGTAGAGACACTCTTCTTTATTGAGGGAGTAGCAAGGTCTATCTTGATTATTTTCATCCTTGTAAGACCCGAGGGAAAATTTGCCCTCGGCTACTTTTTCCCAAGCTGGCTCCATCTTTCGGATGGATTTCATCACATCAGCATGACGCTTGCCAGTAATCTCTGCAATCTGTAGTGATGTCATTCGGTCACCATCTACAATAGTTGAAATTTCATTCATAGGATTCCTCCATTTTTCAAATCGGGCGGTAGTTTATGAAACAGAAAGTGACAAATTTTCATTTTATACATTATTATATCTACCGTTGCCCGATTGTAGTTTTTATTTTGTACCTTTGCAGGTGACAAATTTTTATTTTAACTTAATTCAATTTCGTATGAAACAGAAAATCGTACATCTACATTCTAAAGTAAACGAGAAAGGTGTTCTCGTAGAACTTGACCTTGATGAGGAAATCAAGAAGTTGAAAAGAGACAATTATGTTGTTAAGCAAATAGCTTCATCCTCTTCAAGTAATATCGTTGATATTCGTGGAACAACGACATTTGTTCATGTGTTCTTACTTGCTGAGAAACAAGAGTAGTTCTTTTGCTTTGTCAAGTTGTATTATATGGTCTATTTCGCCTCTTTGCTTATAGCCATCTTTTACATCAAGCCACTTTATTGTTTTGTGAATGCAGTCCATTCTGATTCTCCACTCTAAGATTGGAGCTTCATATACCCAGTTGAATATCTCTTCAAATTGTGGATGTGAGGCTCCATAATATGTCACCAAGTCTCTTCTCAGGTGCTTTCTGAATAATCTCTTAATCATATTCACCTCCTTCCTAATAGAACACGACCTTGTCGGTTTTAACACCTCCGAACTCATTCAGGGCATCATTCCTGATGTCTTCGGCTTGCTTGCTCTGACTTCTAAAACCTAGAGCGTTGTAGATGGTTTCCCTTCGGCATCCATATCGCTCAGCAAGTTTTTTACGTCCTTCGGGCGAAACTTTGATAATTTTTATCTTTTTTGCTTGCATATCTTAATTTTTTGTTGTACTTTTGCTTCTAATAATTAAGCAACTTGTTGTTTACGAGTGCAAAGGTATGCAAATATGTTTAGATTACCAAACAAAATTGCATATTTCTTTAGTCGATTATGTTTATTTAAGTATGATTTAAAAATGTAAAATGTATGGAAAGTCTTGTAGCACAAAGAATTAAGTCTGTTTTAGAGGCTAAACAAATAAGTATATCTGCTTTTTCGAAAATGATTGGAATGCAGCAAGTAACTTGTAATCGCCAACTTCGTGGTGACCAAGCTGTATCACTTGGTCTTATCGAAGGGTTTCTGAATGAGTTTGATGAGATTTCAGCCGAATGGCTCCTTCGGGGTCATGGGAAACAACTTATAGAAGAACAATCGTTCTTGGTGGCTGAACCTACTCCTAAGTATCGTGAAGACAAAAACGACTTGCTAGACGATTCTGTTTGGAAAGCGAAGTACGAAGAGTTAGAGAAACGCTATGACCAGCTACTATCAGTATTGGGTGGTGGCATGAGTAAAGCAAATGTAGGTTAACACGAATGTTTAATTATAAAATTGTAGTAGATATGAAACTGATTATAACAAATTTATACACGTTGTTTGTTCTAATGCTATGTGATGCTATAGTTCTCTTGTCAGTGAAGTGGGCTATTACCATTGATGTTGTTTATATAGTGTTGTTGTTGATTGGAACATTACCATTTATGGTGGTATCAACCTTGTTTGATAAGTCGATAACGTTCTTCCCTTATTATTTCATCAGATTGAGACAGGTAGATGTTTATAGTGCCTTTTTCCTATATATGCTTGGCTTTGCTTTTGGAACATTCTATTTATGGTATACGTTTTGGCAGCATGATGGTCATTGGATATTAGGATGTATCTTTGGTACAATACTAAACTGGATATTGGTTGCGATGAAAGGAAATGATTTAGTGTTGGTTCATAAAAGAATGGGGGTAATGTAATGGAAGTATTTATTGGTATAATGTTGCTCTTGGCTATTGTTGCTGTAATATTTATCCTAAGAATAATAAGTGTGAATCGTGAGTTAAGCGATAAGAAGGCAAAAGAAATGCTAGAACATATAAAGAATAGCGAACCTCACTCAATTCCAGCACCGAATAAGCAGGATTTTGGCAGATGTACCAATTCTGTTGGACGTTTTGGTTTTGATGTGTCAAATCCTATACGAATTTCAAGTATTTATGATGCTTGCTTCAGTAAATATCTTTATGGTATGTATATAGACAGGGAAGGAATCTCAGGTTATATAGTTGTGTCTAAGTGTTTGTGTTCTTTGTTTGGAGACAAACCTATTTATAGGGTGGGCGTTAGGAAGGGCGATAAGAAAAGTTTCATTACGCTATTCTTTATAGAGGATGGTATAACAAAGCCACAATATTATCCTGATGGAATTTTGGATAGTACTGATTTATACTTTCAAGATGTTGTAAAGAATGGAGGTCATGTTTTCTTTAAAGATAGCTATTTGCAAAATAGAATGTTGTTGGAAAAGGAAAGTTCACAAAAAGCTATACCAATCCTTAAAGAAAAAGTATATGCTTTTCCTTTGCTAAAGAAGAAAGACGGTGAGGATGCTAGTCAATTTGCATCGAGAGTTCAAGACCAAAGAATACGCAAAATGTTGTCTGATGATTATTGGAAATTTGTTAATCTGTATAAGAAAATTTCGTCTGGGCTTTCCGAGATTGCGAAAGAAACTAACGAGGAGTTTGCACAGAAATGGGAGAAAATAACTGGTATCAAACGAAATGAAGGGGAATCGGCTTGGAAGTATATGATGAGAGTCAAGCCATATAAGGATAAGATATTAGCCTTACAACGTAAGCAACAAGAACTGGAGCAAAAATTGAAAGCTGCAAAATCAAAGTCCGAGTATGAAGCTGACGATATATTAAAGAATTACAATGGAGAAAAATAATTTTCCATAACTAGGAAAAAATATTTTCTCAACTAGAAAAGTAAAATGGCAGAAATAACTAACGAACAGAAGTTGTATGTGCTGCTGAAATATAAGAAAAAGCGAACAAAGAAGGAAGAGAAGATTCTTTCTATATTAAATGAGAACGCAAATCTAGGCTCTGCTGATTTAGAGGAAGCGGACAAAGAATGCTGCAATCAAAAATGGCTGAGTCCAATTCACGTAGTAGAAGAATTGGGTTATACAACAAAGTACTCTCACAGAATAGAACTATCTGAGTCTGGTGAATCTCAGATAGAAAAGTTCTGGAGAGAATGTAAGTATAACCCTGATAATGTGTGGAAGAATAGGGCGGTTAGATGGATTCCAGTAGTTGCAGCAATAGTTGCTATATTGTGCAACCTCGAATGGATATGGTCATTAATAAAAGGCTTAGTAGGATTACTATCCAATTTAGACCTCTTTTAATCTCTTTTACATCGTCTTCTTTCATAAGCCAATAATTTAAAAGTTTATGAGGCAAAATTACGGTTTTCTCCTGAGAATCAGAAGCAAATTACATAGTTTAACTTTTAATTTCTGCAAGGCTGGCTACCTTGCAGAGATTTTTTTTTATTCCTTATCGAAGAACTTATCAATCAGCCCCATTGCCTCATCCTTCTTCTTATCAACAATCTTAGCATATATCTCGGTAGTGGATATTCGGGAGTGACCGAGCAGCTTGCTGGTGGTGTAGATGTCGGCTCCCAGCGTGAGCATCATGGTGGCGAAGGTGTGCCGAGCGGTATGGAAGGATATATTCTTCTTGATTCCTGCTGCCTTCGCCCATACCTTGATATGATAGTTGATGTTCGGCTGCTGGCATAGTTCATAGAATACCAGTTCGTCTTCCGTCTTTTCAGGCAACCATTTCATCGCCTCGTTGGATAGCTGATAGCTGACTACTCGCTGAGTCTTCTCCATCGTCTTGGTCAGGCGGTAGGATGATGTTCCGTCAGGATTCTTCACCTCTTCTATATCGCTCCATTTCAGCTTCCTGATGTCCGAGATACGAAGACCTGAAAAGCATGAGAACATGAATGCTTGCTTGGTATGCTGGCTGTAGCATTCCGTTGCAGCCAGTTTCTTCACCTCCTCAATATCAAGGTATACTCGCTCGCTCTCAGGAGACCCGAACTTGTAGCTTGGGTCTATGAGCGATAGGGGATTCATCTGAATGATTCCATCACGGACAGCCTGATTCAGAACTGTACCAAAGCAAGTAAGGTACACCTTCTTGGTTACTTCGCTGAACGGCTGCCCACCTCTCTTGGTGGCAGTTCTCAGATATTCTATCCACTTCATGCAAAACTTCTTGTCTATGTCAACCATCTTGGTAGACTCGCCACAGAACTTGATGATGTGTTTCTTTACATTCTCAATGGTCTTGCTGGATTCATCCGACCTACTTGCCTTCTGCTTGGCAACCTTCACGATGTCTAGCCATTCTGCCAAGCGCATGTTCTTGTTACTGCTGAATACTCCTGCCTTTCTGTTCTTCAAGTCGAGAACCCTCTGAGCCTTGATGATATTCGCACTAGCCATCGTCTCAGCATTCTTCATCCTTGCTTTCGCTCTTTCTCTACCAACCTCTGGGATGAGGTATAGCTTTAGAAATTCATAACTTCTCTTTCCGTCCATATAGATGTCCAGATAGATACTCTTGTTTCCGTTGGCAAGTTCCTTGAATCTGATAGTGACTGGCTCCTTGTCGATTGTTTTCTTCCTTCCCATAAGCCTACATTTATTAATCTGCTGCAAAGATAAGCATTTTTTTTGTTACTCGCAAATTTTAGGTAACAAAATAGTAACAAAACTACAACATATCTATTGTATACCTACCTGTCAGGTATTATACGGATAATTATTTTTCCGTACAAATAAGGTGTTGATAACCAAGCAGGTAGATATACAATAGATATACAAAAGGAGTACTTTCACAAGCACCCCTTTTCATATTATACAAAAACATTATGAATTATTTCTATTAGCGAACAAGATTTTAATTTCTATCTTTGTCTCAATTATCTAAAAGTTTCAAACGTTCACCAGAATTGCTTTTGGCAAGGGGCTATTCCTACTCGTAGGATAACCTCAGTTTTGATGTTTATCATTTACGGTTGCAAAGGTACGAAGATTTTTATAATTGTGCAATACCTAAAAATGGGGGTTTTGATGAATACCTAGAAATGAGGAATGAAAATGAGGGAGAGTAGATATGAAAAAAGGAAGTCCTTATTGAAGAACTTCCTTTTTTATGAGGTGTCTAGCGGAGTCGAACCGCTCTACACGGTTTTGCAGACCGTTACCTAACCGCTCGGTTAAGACACCTTGTGTAGAATAATCATTTCTGATTTGCGAGTGCAAAGGTACTACTTTTTATTGGTTCTACCAAATTTTTATGCAACTTTTTTAATTAAAACAATCACTTTCTTTGTATCTTGCTCATAATGAACGGGTTCTGAAATGCATTATTTTTGCTTGGTTTCCTCGCAGCATGACAGTAAAAGTAGCTTTTGTAGCTTTTTTATGAAAACTGCTATTGTTCTTTCCGCTGAGTAGCCTCTTTCTTTTTATTCTTTTGGCATTTCTCAACGAACGGGCAGCCGGAACATTGATAGTTTTTGCACTCTCGGGCTTGTTTAATGGCGCGGTAGATACAAATGGCGGCATACGTGACGCATGCCGCCAATATGATTGCTATGATGATATACTGTATCATAAGCATAGGTAAATTAACATAATACTAACCTACGGCGTTATAACCATTGGTTGAGTTTTTGCGCATGATGTCGCGGATATTCATCTCCTTGAAACCCTCTGCGCGTTTCTGCTCTTCAAGCTCTTTCTCTTCCTCGATGTCCTTTTCTGAACGGGTGAAAGTGAAAGCCTTGTACTTAAATTCTGCAATCGCCCAACCTATGAGGCCCACAGCGATTAATGCAACAAATCCAATTAATGCGTTCAT